GCGACGGAAGCACGCTCGACCCGAAGAGCTCCGTCGTTGCTGCGCTCTCCGCGTACCTCGAGGCCCGCAAGTGACGCGCCTCGAAGCCGCGCTCGCCTACGCCTCCTGGGGCTGGCCGGTGCTGCCCATCGTCCCGAACGGGAAACTTCCGGCGACGGCGCACGGCGTGCACGACGCCTCCACCGACCCCGAGCAAATCCGCAAGTGGTTCGAAGGACGCGACGACCTCAACATCGGCATCGCTGCCGGAAGCCGCTCGGGGCTCGTCGTCTTCGACATCGACCCGCGCAACGGTGGCGACGACAGTTACGCCGAGTGGACGGCGAAGCACGGCGAGCTCGAGGCCGGTGCGCTTCAGCTCACCGCGGGCGGCGGGCAGCACTTCCTCGCCGTGCACGACCCGTCGATCCGCTCGTGCAAGCTCGTCGACGGCGTCGACCTGCTCGCCGATGGGCGGTACTTCCTCGCGTTCCCGTCGACGATTGAGGGGCGCGCGTACCGGTGGGAGGTGTCGAGCGATCCGTTCGACGGGGTGGCACCGGCGAGCATTCCCGATGCTTGGCGCGCCGCGATGACGCCAACGCGAGCGCCGAAGCCCGTCGTCGGAGCCGAGCTCATCACGGGCAACCGCAACGCAGGGCTCGCCGCTCTTGCGGGCGCGATGCGGCATCACGGCATGACCCGCGCGGAGATCCTCGCGGCCCTCGTCGTGGCGAACGAGGAGCGGTGCGAGATTCCGCTTCCCGCATCCGAGGTGCGCCAGATCGCCGAATCCATCGGGCGCTACGAGCCCGAGCACGACACCGCGGCGAACGCTGCGATGGCCGACGACGCCGTCGCAGACCTGCTCGCAAAGGTCGAGGCGCAGCGGACCTCGGAGTACTTCCTCACCCGCGCGACGGCGTTCCTCTCCGAGCCCGCGCCGCTTCGGTGGCTCATCAAGGGCTGGGTGCCGGAGGCCGGCGTCACGATGGTCTTCGGCGAGTCGGGCGCGGGAAAGACGTTCATCACGCTCGACATGGCGTGCCGAATCGCGACCGGCCTCGACTGGCACGGGCAGCGCGCGAAGAAGGGCGTCGTCGTCTACCTCTGCGGCGAAGGGAACTTCGGCTTCCGACAGCGCGTCGCGGCGTGGGCGAAGATGCACGGGCGCACCGACCTCGACACGCTCCTCGTCTCGAACAAGGCGATCGACCTCGACGCGCCGAACGCTGCGGCGCAGATCCTCTCCGCGGTGCGCTCGGTCACCGACGGCGACGTCGAGGCCGTCTTCGTCGACACCGTGAACAACCACATGAGCGGCGACGAGAACAGCGCGCGCGACGTTCGCAACATGTTCGGCGCGTGCAACGTCGTCGCATCGGCCCTGAACGCGACGGTCGTCTTGAACCATCACACCGGCCACAACATCGACGCGAAGGGGCGAGCTCGAGGTTCGAGCGCGTGGAAGGCGTCGCTCGACGCGTCGATTCTCATCTCGAAGGGCGACGACGGCACCATCGAGGTGAGCTGCACGAAGATGAAGGACGCGGAGCCTCCATCGACGTTCGTCGGGCGCCTCGACTCGGTGGCCCTCGGATGGGTCGACGAGGACGGCGAAGAGGTGAAGGGCGCCGTCTTCGTGAAGCTTGAGGGCGAAGCCGTTGCGGCCGAGAAGAAGCCGACCAAGCGCGGCAACCGCATCGACAAGCACCGGAAGGCATTCGAAAACGCCTGGTGGGCGTCTGGTGCAGAGGAGCGCGAGGGCCAACCGTACGTGAGCAGGTCCGCGCTGAAGGCGTACCTCATGGACCACATGGGGCTCTCAACTTCTAACGCAGCGCAGCAAGTGAAGGCGTCAGCCGACCCGGGGAAGATGGTTCGCGACCTCCTCGACGCGGAGCACATCACCGCTTGCGAAAATGGGTGGCGTACGGTTCCTTCGATCGACTCTGATTCGATGCTTCTTAGAAAAAAGACTGGGTAAAAATTATGTGTAGTACGCAAGGTACTTTTTGGTACGAAGCGTACTTGAGTACTGCGGGCAAGGCGTCTGGTATTTGGTACGTACGGTACCCTCCCCTTCTTCTGAAAGAAGAAGGGAGTACCGCGTACCGTACCACGATGCGACCCCGAGCCAGAACCAGCAGAGGTGCGTCATGAAACGAAGAATGAGAATGCAAAACCGGCACACGTTCAGCGAGGAGCTCGTGAAAGCATTCGTCGCTGAGTTTTTTGGAAAGACGGACGAAACCATAACAACCCGCTGGTTTTTCAGGAACTGCGCGGCGGATCATGAAGATCTCGTTCATCAGCTCGACACCGTCTCGCGAAAGCTGAAAGACGTGACGTGTCAGCACGAAGCAAAGCGTCTCGCGGACTTTTTCGAGGCCGCGTACGAGTACAGGCTTGCGAAAGCAAGGGAGAATGACTGACGAACCGGGCCTCTCACGAAAAAGTGAAGGCCCGTTTCTTTTTCCTCTTGCATGTCTCTCGTTCGTGTTGCATAGTGTGCACATACCAACGGCGAACCCGCCGGAAACTGAAAGAAGCGAACCATGAACACGAACGAGATCATCAACTACGCGGCGGCGGACAAGGCGATCAAGGCGGCCGAGGCGATGCTCGTCGCCCTCCAGTCGATGCGCGCCGCGGGCGACGTCAACGAGTGGCACTGGGTCGACGCCGACAAGATCTTCCGCACGGCGGTGCGCGCCGCGAACCTCGCGATGGAGACGGCGGAAGTCGCCGAGAAGTACGACCTCTCGAACGCCTACGCGGCGGCGAGCATGAAGTTCGGCGACGAGCGCGCCGCGGTCGAGTGCGAGCTCTACCAGCTCAAGAACGCAGCCTGAACAACCACACACCCCCCCGGCGGCCAACCCCCGCCGGGGCGTCCACCCACCCCAAGGAACACCATGATCCGCCTCCGCGGCAACGCCGCCACCCTCGCCGACCTCCGCGGCCTCCTCGCCGTCGTCACCGACCCCGAGCTTCGCGACCTCCTCACCGCTTGCCTGCGGATGCGGGGTGTCGCGTGAACCTCCCGCCCCCGCGCCCCGGCCTCATCCGTGAAGCCATCGCCTACGGCGTCTCCGTCGCCCTCGTGTTCACGTCGATCGGCGTGTTCTTCGGGATCCTCATGGCCCTCGGAACGCCATGACCCCCGTGCTGCGCCCCAGAGGCCGCAAGGGAGGCTTTGACGACGCTGCCCTAGCCAAGCTCGCCCTCGTCGTCAAAACGGCTTCCTTGGCCCCTTCCCGTGCCACGGCTGCGGTGGTCCAAGCCGCGCTCGGGTGGGGCAGGTCGACGACGCACAAGGCGCTGGTCGAAGCCGTTCGGCGAGGGCTCGTCGAGCGGGTGGGCAGGACGAAGGGAGCGTGGTATCGGATCCCTGCGCCCACCGCGCCGACCCTGCCGTCAGGAGAGACATGAAGACCGAGACTTGGCCGCTCGAGCGGCTCATCGACTACGCGCGCAACCCGCGCAAGAACGACCACGCCGTCGACCGGGTGGCCGCCGCCATCAAGGAGTTCGGCTTCCGCGTTCCCATCGTGGCGAAGAGCGACGGCCTCGTCGTCGACGGGCACCTCCGGTTGAAGGCCGCGCGCAAGCTCGGGCTCGCCGAGGTTCCGGTCGTCCTCGCCGACGACCTCACCGACGCGCAAGTGAAGGCGTTCCGCATCAGCGTGAATCGCATGGCGGAGCTCGCCGAGTGGGATTCCGAGCTTCTCGCCCTCGAGCTTGGGGAGCTCGGGGAGCTTGGGTTTGACCTCGAGCTCACCGGCTTCTCGGAAGACGAAGCGAACGCGCTGACGCCCGAGATCGTCGAGGGCAAGACAGACCCAGACGAGGCGCCGGAACCTCCGGCGAAGCCGCGCTCCGTGCTTGGCGACGTGTGGCTGCTCGGGAAGCATCGCGTGATGTGCGGGGATTCGACGAGCATCGATGCGGTCGAGGCGCTGATGGCCGGGGCCACCGCGCAGCTGCTGCACGCCGACCCGCCGTATGGCATGGGCAAGGCGTCCGACGGCGTGGCGAACGACAACATCTACGAGGACGACCTCGACAAGTTCCAGATGGAATGGTGGGCGACGTTCCGCACGTTCCTGGTGGACAACGCCAGCGCCTACATCTGGGGCAACGCGCCCGATCTGTGGCGGCTCTGGTATCGCGGCGGCCTGGGCGACAGCGAACACCTGGAACTGCGCAACCAGATCGTGTGGGACAAGAAGGCCATCGCTGGCATGAAATCCGACGGCCTGACGCAATACCCGGTCGCGTCCGAACACTGCCTGTTTTTCCAGCTGGGCCAGCAGTTCCGAGGCAACATCAACACCGAGGACTTCCCCGAAAGCTGGGAGCCGCTGCGGTCCTACATGGAGAGAGAAGCGAAGGCGGCAGGCATCGGTGCCGGTGACATCAAACGGGTCTGCGGCGTCAGCATGTATGGGCACTGGTTCACCCGTTCGCAGTTCAACCTGATACCCGAGAAGCACTACCAGGCGCTGGCCGCCGAATACGTCGGGCGCTTCACGCGACCCTGGCGCGAACTGAAAGCCGAGTGGAACCGCGTCAAGGGCGGGCCGACCAGCGAAATCCAAGGCGCTCGCTCCTACTTCGACAACGCCCACGACGTGATGCGTGACGTTTGGGAGTTTGGGCGGGTGACTGGCGAGGAACGCCACGGTCACGCCACGCCCAAGCCGGTGGCAATGATGGAACGGGTGATGCTGTCCAGCTTGCCCAAGGGCGGGCTGTGTGTTGAGCCTTTCGGTGGCAGCGGCAGCACGCTGATGGGCGCCGAGCGCACTGGCCGGGTCTGCTACGCGATGGAGCTCAACCCCGTCTACTGCGACGTCATCGTGAAGCGTTGGCAAGACTTCACCGGGAAGCAGGCAACGCGCGAGGTAGATGGTAAGCTTTTCGACGAGGTGACGTGATGGCCAACGGCAAACCAGGACGCCCCGCGAAGACGCTCACCGAGAAGCAGCGCGGCGAGATCGAGACGCTTGGGGCGTTCCTCTCCATCGAGCAGATCGCCGACTACTTCGGCATCGGTCGCACGACGTTTTACGCGCTCGCAGAGAAAGACCCGGAGATTATCGAACATTACAAAAGAGGAAAGTCGAAAGCGATCGCTCACGTCGCCCAAGGACTCATCCAAAAGGCGCGCGCTGGCGACACCGCGAGCGCCATCTTCTTCCTGAAGACGCAGGGCCGCTGGAGCGAAACGCAGAAGCTCGAGCACTCGGGGCCTGACGGCTCGCCGCTCTTCGCGCGCATCGAAAGGGTCATCGTCGATGGCGGCAAAGGCGACGCTGAAGATTGAGACGCCGCGCTGGTTCACGCCGCTCTTGAAGCCTGCGCGCTACAAGGGCGCGTTCGGCGGTCGCGGCTCGGGCAAGTCGCACGCCTTCGCCGAGGCGCTCGTCGAGGCGCACATCCTCGACGCGAACCGCTCGACGGTGTGCGTGCGCGAGGTGCAGAAGAGCTTGAACCAATCGGTGAAGCGCCTCATCGAAGCGAAGATCGAGGCGCTCGGCGCGTCGGCGTACTTCGAGATTCAAGAGGCCGTCATCAAGGCGCGGCACGGCACCGGGCGCATCATCTTCCAGGGGATGCAGAACCACACGGCGGACTCGATCAAGTCGCTCGAGGGCTACGACTGCGCGTGGGTCGAGGAGGCTCAATCCCTGAGTCAGCGCTCGCTCGACCTGCTTCGCCCGACGATTCGCAAGCCCGGCTCCGAGCTTTGGTTCACCTGGAACCCGCGCGCGGAGACCGACCCGATCGACGCGCTCCTGCGCTCCGACCGCATCCCGCCCGACGCGAAGGTCGTCCGTGTGAACTACACGGACAATCCATGGTTCCCGAGCGTCCTCCGCGCCGAGCTCGAGTACGACCGCAAGCGCGACCCCGACAAGTACCGCCATGTCTGGGAAGGCGAGTACCTGCGCAACTCCGAGCGTCGCGTCTTTAAGAACTGGCGCGTCGAGGAGT